TCACTACCACCTACAAATAATGTCGGTTGTGCCAAATCAAAATCATTGTGTATTTTTAGGATATGTGCCCAGTAGTCATCTTCTGTCCATCCTGTACCCCTACCGTCAAGTGGGGTAACCCCGAATACCTTAGCATCTTCTCGTAACATCTTCCACAAGGAAATAGTAGCTCCTTTAAAAACTCCTATTTCCAGTAGCTTTGGATTTGGCGGTAACTCATCAAGTAATACCCGCCACATCCACCAAAATGAACGCTCTCCCATCCCGAACACCTTACTCTCCACGTAGGTACGGTGGTCGTTAAGCCCCCATGTACCATTTACCAATTCAATGAAGCTTTCGTGTATGTGTTGGTGAAATTCAGGGACGTCTGTCCAGTTATCCTTTAGGTCTTTTAGCTTCATATACTTTCAGTAAGGTATTTTTGTATCTTTTCAGCGTTACATATCAATTCATCAAGGGTGTTATAAGGTATCTTTGACGCCAAGTCCATGCAATATTTTTTCGATGGAACGGTTTGCCACGGTTGGTTATTTATCTTCTCAATAAGATCAGTATAAATATTCAAATCAGATATTTTTGGTTTGCCATTTATAAGTTCGTAAACCTTTGTTAAGTCTGTTCTACCATTACCATGCACGAACACGGGTTGCGTATCCGTATTTTTATTTATCAACCGGGTAAAACCGTAATCATAATCATTATCCTTTAAAAAAGAATAGTTCTGAAATACATTACAGTTGTTGTCAAGGACAATATTATCATTTTTTTGGTTTAAATAAGTCTCTGTTAGCCATTTTTGGTCATCAGTTGAGTATTCGGGTTTGTTTACCTCAAAATACCCTATAAACACTTCTTTTGGGGCGAAATACAATCCTGAGTTTACGTAGTTAAACCCGTGGTCAAAATGCTCAAACTTACTATCGTGTACCTGTAAGTCCGGGGGCCATAAGCCTCGTTCAGCACCGACAACTATTTTACTCTTATCTTCTATCTTACTGATCGCCTCATCCATTGTACCAAGAACCACTACGTCATAGGCGTCGCAGAAAAAAAAGTGAGTAATATCGTTTGCCTCATCTGACTTTAAAAACTGATAAGTAGTTATTAATTTAGTTCCAAAACCCTTCCACTCTGTTTTTAAGCAGTAAAAAGGCCAGTTAAACTTATCGACTGACTTTTTAAGCATCTCGTAGCCATACTCATCTGTCCGAGAACAAACAGTAATTAGTGCGCAATTTATTTTTTCACTCATAGCCTTTTGTATAATGCTTTCTTAACACCCTTAAAAACACGTTCAAACCTTCCATTTTCATCATTCACACCCATATAGTCCTCGACTACATTCAAAGGTAAAAAGTCAGGAGTTATATCATCAATTACTAATGTCGCCCCGGTGTTCATCCTTACAGCGAACCAATCTATCTCGTGACAAACAGCCTCGACTGAATGTGGCCCATCCAAGTGAACGAATGCATACTTATTGCACCTTTTAGCTTCCAGTTCATACAATTCTATGCCATCCATATACTGTTCAAAGAAACGGGTGTCTGTTGTTTTAAAGAACTGCCAGTCTACGTTCTTATCAATCACATACGCTGAAAGGTCAGCTACACACTGCTTTCCCATCTCATTAGTGTAGTCAAGCCTGCACTCAGGCATGTGGTTACGGGGTTTGTAAAGGATACTACCGTAAGGGTCGATGCTGATAACCGTTGAACCGGGACGATGAATAACCGCAGCATCAATGATAAATTTTGTGCCTAATCCCTCACGCAATCCTATCTCACAAAGCATCCCATCCACTTCTTTTGAAAGTTCAACACCCTGTGCCAATACTTCATATTCCCCTGAGTCTCCGTTAATCATTGAAACCTCCATCGTAATAATAATCCAACTGACTTTTTTTTATCATATCCATCATAATTGAAACTTCTTGTAAATAAACTCCTGCTTCACGTTTTTTCCATTCTGTATACTCTGTACCCCCTTCATCAAGGTTAGTTATTTTGATATGTGGTAAAAAAGCGTTTTTAAAACCCGCTGCCTCTGAACGGACAGATACAATACAGTCGTCAAAACCATACTGGCTTGGTTGTGAAAGATAACCCACTTTGTCAAGCATCGCCGGGTTATACGCAGTACATGTACCTAAAATATCGTGTGACCAAAGTAGTTTTCCCTCTTTAACAAACTCACCATACACATCATCACGTTTCAAACCAAGTATGCCTATTTCGGGTCGTTTTTTAATCATGTTTTCCAGTTGCTCTACCCATCCTGAAACACTCCAAGTCAAGTCGTCATCAGTTTTTACACATATTTCTCCGGGGTTTCTACGGGTCAACGCAAGATTGATACCTGCTGCTGTACCTAAGTTCTTTTCATTCTGAAACAGGACACAATGGTTGTTTTCAGCCCATTCCTTTAAAAAATCAACTGACGGTTTGTAAGTGGAGTTATTGATGATGAAAAACCTATGCTTGGATAAATCAACGGTAACAATAAGGCTTTCCAATGTCTGTTGAAGATATTTCAGTTTACCGTTTTCTTCGGTGCAGTAAGCGCACATAGCTATTAACGCCATAATAAAAAATTTATCCCGCACCCAATGAAAGGATTTATAGCGATACAAACTCTGCTCATGAACGGGTACGGGAATATTTTTAATGTTTTGTTGCTCATGAAGTCTGTTATCGCTATTGTCAAAAGTAATAAACTATTTTTAAATTCCAAACTTTATTTATATTTACTCAATAAAAAAATAATTAACAGCTCAGGCACCCCCAGTAAGGGCAAGCGAGCATTTTTAAGAAACAATTTAACAATTTTATCATGGGAGCATTAGTAGGTTCACAACAGGTACACCTTGCAGCAACGGTCGAGGGTATCAATCCAACAAGTAGCGCTTTTCCGGCTTGCGGAGCCATCACGCCACTTAACTATTTTCCGCAGTCACCATCACCCGCTTACACGCTTATCGCGGCAAACATCGTGGGTGGCCCGTACGCTTTTTCAAGTATCAACTACCCGCAGGCGAATTGCGCCGTGGAAGTGCAGTACTTCGTTGGCCCGACAAGGCAGACGTCAAAGATTCTCCTACAGGAGACTTATGCCACCGTTATCGCTGGCTGGTCTTAATCACCGGGACGATTTTAAAAATTAGCCGGGTAATTCCGGCTTTTTTGTTTACCTACTTTTCAAGCCCTACAAACAACTTTACCAACCAAGTGGATACATTGTATCATTTTACAATTATAATTAAACCACGGTCTTAAAAACATCATCTATCCTTTTAAATCGTGTATAGCAATCACTCAACTCAAAAGGTTGCCTTTGGTCTATCAACTCCTTTATCACTTCAACGAGTGATTCCCCGTCCCTTAGGGTAACACTGAACCATTTACCAGGCTCAACGTTCATTAGCTTGTTTACTGTTTCTGTGGTGGTCATGTTTAAAATGGTGGTGGTGTATCCTGTTGGTTAATGGGTTAAAAAGGTGACGGTGCTTCTTCACTTGAATTTCTATAGTTAGCCATTAGTGAATGTTGGTTTATATTTAATTGCATACCTTCATCTGGTCTTAACCAGTTTAAATCGGGGTCTTCTGTATTTGGGTCATAAAACCTTGCGTTTTCTTCGTGGTAAGTATATTCTATCTTACCAACTTTACCTAAATGCTCCCACTTAATCTTTTGAAAATATATCTCTGTTTTACCGGACTCCGCATTGTAATAAACCGTAAATCCATTTTGGGTCATGTTAAAAAAGTCACCAGAACCCGAAATACTATAAAGGTTAGGTATGATATAATTTATCCCATCTTTATCCTTTTGCATCTTAGTTGGGTGCGCTACCAAAAATGTATGTACACCATTTTTTTGGTTAAACCTTATTATTTTATCGAGCCGTTCCTGAACCCATTTTATCTGATTATAACCATTTGGCATATTACTTTCAATCCTATTCCACGGGTCAATTATTAAACACTTAATCCCTTTTTTTAAAACAAGCATCCTTGCCCGTTCCAATATCTCATCCAAGTCATACCCTTTTGGTGGTGCAATTAAATGATACCTACTTTTAATCCATTCGCGACACTCATTTAATAATCCAACACTGATATTATTCTTACTGAATTTCTTTCCTACAAGCCTTTTAATTAGTCTTGAATAGTAAAATGCAGTTGGATAACTCTCAGGTGAACAAATTGCGAATGTCCAATTCTCATTCAGGGCAAGTCTTAAACTGATTTGATCTAAATAAATTGACTTTCCATGACCCGGTATACCTGTCACCATAGTAAGCTCTCCAGGCATTAATCCCAAATGTTCGTCAAACTGCTTATCACCTGTTTTAGCCCCGGTAGGCAACCCATTATTATAAATATATTCCAAGTCATCCCACACATCATCAATAGTGAAAACACCCTCTATTGAAAACTCTTTAGCTGATTTTAGTAACGCAACCAAAAGTTCACTATTATTTT